CTTGAATCATCTAACGGGATCTTGCTGAATTCTGTCTCTCCATGCCTTTTAATGAGCCACTGCAGATATGCATTATCTCCAAATGTTTCTCTCAATTTTGATGAGTTATCAATCACAACTCCACCCACATAGATATTTACTGTGAATATAGTTGCCACATCACTGTTCTTGAATGTCGTGCCGTTTGATGATTCTATACACAACAATATAGAATCCTCACCTTTTGCACCCGTAATACATACAGGAGTACTGTATGTGACAGTGTTATTGATCGTCGTGGCTGTTCTCTGCCATATATAGAATCCAGGACGCCATGTCGGTGCAGTCTCTGACCACCCTGTTTCGGGTGGAATGGTTCCATCGTTTGAAGAAGCATACTCGCAAACAAACTTCTTAACTGAACCCTGTGCTTCTTTAAGCGCTTCATCAGCCTTATTCTCGACTCTTTCAAACGCTCTAATTTTCACTTCGCCTTTTTCGTTCACGTATAGGCTAGGGTTACTTATCTCCCCCTTATCGTCTCTTTCACCTATCTTAATAACACCGTTATCAAGGTTAAGTTCGAACATCTCTCCGGTTATAACGCCAGTCGTGATAGCATTGGCACTGAAATTTCCTTCCAGGTCAAATGCAATCTTTGTGAATGTTTTTCCACCATCAACACTGTAGCCAAGACCACCACTAGAGAATTTCCACATCTTAGTATCATCACGTAGTGTCGGCGTATTCATGATAGACCAGCCACTAGGTTGCCCTTCTTCATTGAAGTCTACTCTGTAGTAGCCGCCATTATGTCCTAGAATGTTCTCACTGTTTGTCTTGAGTGCATTTGTGAGTGTGTTGTACAACCTCTTTACAACTAACTGCGTAGGTGAGTTTGATGTACTCATCACAATTTCACCGTTGGACCCTTTACAAGTGATGCTGTCTTTCATGCCTGTCAATGTGATTGTGTGTTCACTTAGAATGACATTGTGAAATGTACCGTTGTTATCTTCTACTTTGATGATGTCACTTATCTGTAATGACGGATTCCCTCTCCATTCAACAGTCGATGGACTATAAGTTAATCCGTTTACTTTCTTATATATTCCATCGAGAATTTCCTGTGTCATATACGGATTCTCAAACGATATGCCATAGCCGTTACCACTAATCAATCCGTTGCATGACACGCTTGTGATCTTCACATCATTATCGGATGTTAACTTGAATCCACTCTGAAACTGATTATCCCATTTGACTTTAAAGCCGCTGTCTTCAAACCAGTAGCCAATCAGTTTGTTGCTTTCATTCATGCGACCATTCAATCCCATGAGTCCTAAGCAGTAGCCCATAAATGTTTTGCATGTAATGTTTTCCTGGTAGCCATCCAATGTAATGCTTGGGATATTGTCAATTGCAGATGTGATATTGCACTGTCTGCATATATCTTGTATTACTTCTTCTAATAACGCTGGATATTTAATGCCTGGCTCATATTCTGCATTCATTCTATAGATGCTATCGTAGCCGCTGACAGTAACAATCTTACTGCCCATGCTGCTTTCTATCTCATCTATATAGAATGTTCCTTTATCCACAAACTCATATTCACCATTCACAAGCAGTCCGCTTTGAATGCTGAATATTCCGTTTTTTAAAGGGATTGTATCGTTAGGCATTTCGAACTCCACAACTGCCTTCGCACTGTTGAGTTCACCAATTGTGACTTTTTCATCAGAATTCGCTATCTCATTCAGTGAAACAGAGATAACTTTATCATCATCCAATAAAGTATCTCCGTTGAATTTCACTCTTGCTTTAATGCTTCTAGAAGGACCAACTATAACATCTTGATATTGTCTGCTTGTGTTAATCATCATTGCCCCTCCTTCTGATTATTTCTCGATAAGGTTGAATGTTATACTATCCCATATCCATTCTTGACTTGCCCTATCATATTTGAATATCTGACAGTTTCTGTCACCGACATAAGCTGTCATCGTTCGTTTTCCAAGTTCCGGATCTAGGTATGTGACAGTAACGAATTCATCCTTAACGGCTTTCAACAGGCGTTCTGCCTTTGACTGTGGAATAGCAGCAAAGGTCAAGATGACTTTTTTCTTGACCCCCGCTCTATCTCGTAGCATGTCTCCGTTTTGGTTTCTTCCGCTTCCGTCCTCCCTGTCAACATCACTTAGCTGTACTTCGTATTTGCTAGGGAAACACCTGTAGCCGTTTATTACTAGAATATATTCCACGTTGTCTCCCTCCTTTTAGAATAATAAAGGACTATGTCCTGTCTGTTTGACTTTGCCATTGTGGTATTCGATGACAGACTCACCGATCGCTCTGCCGTTAAGAACGTTCTGTACTGTGATTCTCGTAGTGCCACCACCGTTAGGATTATTTGCGCCAGCCATGGCACTTCTTACGGCACTTGCGATACCCTGTACAATCTGATCGTTATTCGCAACAGCAGTTCTGCGCCCGATACGACCTACTAATTCCGGCCCGGCTTCTCGAGCAACGAACATCTGACCACTATCCGGAAAACCACCTCGAGCAAAGAAACCGATGTCAAATCCGAAATCACCGATTTTGAATCTCTTTTTATCTGTCTTAAGGTCTAATTTCATAGACTTAAAACTAGGAATTGAACTCATGAATCGGCTAAGAATGTTATTAGCCGATTTTGTGTCTACTTTAAAATCTGCTTTGTGAGATTCGAATTTCTCTTTGCTCTGCTTTCCAACCTTGCTTGCTTCATTGCTGACTTTCAAAGTTCCGTCATTTATCTTTTTGGCTAACTTATCAATATACTGCTGACCTTGCTCAGTACCATTCTTTTGCGCATCTTTCAATTCTTTCTGATAACGCTTCGCATCTTTGCTGTTCTTATCGATGCCATACTTATCGAGCATAGCCAGTAATGTATTGTTTTGAGTATTTTTGACTGCCTTTATATCTTCTGACTGCTTCTTAAGGTTGTCATACTGCTTCTTTAACTCAGCCTTATCGGCTTGTGTTAATTCAGCACCTTTTGCTTTTGCAGTAGAAAGCATCTGCTCGTAAGTCTTACCTTGACTGAATGCTTTCTGAGCCAAATCGCTAAGCAACTGGATTCTCGCCTGTTTGCTTGCTTCCTGTTCTGTCTTACTTAAGGTCTGCCATACTTTTCCGTTTTCATCGCACTTGGCGTTAAGGTCATTGAGGCCGTTCGCCAAAGAACTATATGTATATGTGCCATCTTTCGCTAACACTCCATATTGTTCGACAATAAATGCAGTAGAACTTTCAACAGTTCCATCAGCAGACTGTATTGCAGCGTTGTATTCGTTTAAGCCATCAGTGATGCTTGTGACTTTGTCTTTAGCACTGCCTACGGCATCACCGTACTTTTTAGTTATTTCTAGCTGCTTTCGATATTCCTCAGTTAAAGAAGCACTTGGCTGTTGCCCACTTTCCCATGCTTCTTTGAGTTTTCCGAGGAGTTCTTCTTCTCTTTCTTTTGATTTATTGTACTTACTAGTTGCTTCAGTTAACTGTTCTTGGGCTTTGATTCTTTCTTTTTCTGCTTCAATGAATTTTTCACTGTACGCTTCGATAACAGCTTTTCGCTTAAGTGCTTCAATGTTTTCATTGATTTTTTGCTTTTCTTCATCCCAGTTAGAAATAACACCGTCATGAATTTCGATATTCGTTCCTAACTGATTGTTAAGTTGATCAACAAAGAATTGTGCCTGTTTTACAGTGCCTGTGATTTTGCCGTTCGCATCTACGATTCCATATAATCTGCTAGCGTAGTCCTGTGCAACAAGAGCATTTTGCTGACCTGCTTCTGCATTCTTTTTTGCTTCTGCATTAGCCTTTTTCCACTCTTGTGCTTGTTCCTTCAAGCCGTCAGAAAGTCTCTTGGCTGATGATAACGCTCTTTCCTGTGCATCAGAATTATCCTTGACTCTGCTTGTGAATATCGCTAATGCAGCGACTGCGATAGTTATAGCACCAGCAACAGCCACTAATGGATTGGCTGCAAGAAACGCAAACGCACTGCCTAACAATCCTGTTGCAGCTGTTGCTCCACCTTCAGCCACGCTCAATACACCAAGTTTAGTGCCTAATGCAGTAACAGCGGTACTAACTCCACTAAGTATACCGTTAGCATCATTTAATCCTTTGAAGCCAGTGACTAATGTATCAAGTGCCTTATGTGACTTAACAAAATCCTGTACCAAAAGTTCAAGTGCAGAGATTCCTTCACTTTTGAAAAGTTCAAATACTACCTTCAACTTGCTTACGGTACTGTTCACATCGTTCAAGTCATTGATTACCTTGCCCCACTTCATAGAAGCGATAAGCGTTGCTACAGTAGTGGTTAATGCTGCTAATAATGTTTTTGACTGACCGATAGCCTTCAATGCTTTTCCTAATGCGCTAATACCAACCAAAATAGTGTTCCCTACTAATTTTCCTAGGGCAACAGTTAATTTTTCTAGGAAAGTGATAAACGGTCTTAAATTCTTAAGAGCCGCACTAACTCCCTTTAAGGCATCTGCTAAAGCACTAACTCCTGTAGGAATGACTTTTTCAATGCCCCATTTTGCTAATGGTATCAATACATTTTTGAAAGCATCACTTAGATATTTTCCTACAATATCTGAAAGTTCTTTAAAAGCCTTTGATAAACTATAAGCACTCTTTAACGCTGGCTTGAAATCAAGGTAGAAAGCAAAATTGCTCAACTGCTCACTAATGTCTTCAACAGAATGAAGTAAATTATTTGCAGCATCCCATAGATTCTGAATGATTTTTGTTCCTAGCCCTGCTTCATCCCATGCTTCTCTGAAACGCTTTGCTAGATACCCGACGAAGTCGCATAAGTTCTTAACGATTAGCAGAATTTCACTTACCGTCTTCTTGCCTGTGCCGTTCTGCCATACCTCTCCGAATGATCTGCCGATACTCTTTGTGAGTTCAGATAATTCATTTAAAGCAAACTTAAAGCTGTCCATGACGCCTTTGCCATACTTGTTCCAACTATCAGTGACAGGTTTAAATAGTTCCTTTAATCTCTTTTCTATTTCGTCCGTATCTTTCTTTAAGCCTTTTAAGAAATCATATTGTGGCAAGTCGATATCACCGATACCAGCACCACCACCGATACCGCCACCACCGGATCCTCCGCCGGAGCCGCCACTGTCGGAATCGTTCTTTGGACTGTTTAGAATGTTTAATTCATCAAATCCTAATGTCTGTAGTTCTTTCTTTAAGTCTTTTACTTTCTTTGTTGCTCCACCCACTGATGAGCCTGCATCCTTGGCACTGTCTGCCATGTCATCCATAGCACCAGAGCCTTTTTCCAAGCCACTATAATCAATGGTTGGTAATTTAAATCCGAATAAGCCAGCCACAAAACTAGCAAACTTATTCAGAAGTTCAACCGCTACCTGTATATAAGGAATTACTGCCGTAGCAAATACGCTCGCAATATTACCGATTGCTCGTCTAAGCACCTTAAACTGCTGTGCCAAGATACGTACGGCATTACTAGGCGTATTGATTGTACGTGCCATATCATTAAATACATCTACTTTGCTGGCATTATTCATGATAGTGATGTATCTCATGATTGCCTGTGTGTTCTGATCCCAGGTGCTTACGTTGCCTTGTAAGCCATATTTAAGACCTGTCTGTTTGACCATCGCAACAGATACGTTGTTACCATATTCCTTCAAGCCTTTAATCTGTCCGGACATGGCACTCTGTATTTTATCGAAAGCAGTGCTTACATCTACGTTCATCAAAGAACTATAGTCATATGATAACTGTGTTAGGTTCTGCGACATTATCTGTGCTTTGTCGCTCGCCACACCAAAGCCTTCAATCATCATATTAAGTGTGCCCTGGTACTCCATCCATTTGCCTGGATCGATACCCATAGCATCACTGACCTTTTGAGCAAATGCGCTGGCACTTTGTGATGCACTGCCCATTGCGACATTGAACAGGTTTAACTGTTCTATGTATTCAGCACTTTCATCGTAAAAGAAACTGAATGCAGAACTTATTGCCAAGAAAGTGGATTTTACGTTTCGTGCTCCACTTACCAAAGAACTGATTGCTGAGAACAGTCCACCTGTATGAGTCTTGGCGCCTCTAGACTTAGAATTATAAGCATCTAGAGACTTGGATGCAGAGGCTACTGCACTCGGCATTTTACTAAACACATCAGACAACTGATTGCTGTTCTGTGCAAGTGGTGCCATGGCATTTGAAATCTGATTCATCTGCCCACCGAACTTGCCTAAGTCTGCCTGGTCTAGTTTGCTGATGACTTTAGATATATCTGATAAACTGTTCAAAGTTTTGCCAAGACCGCTTTTGCCGATTTTTTCTAAAGGTTTCATTGCTTCGGCTAGATTTCTTATTCCTTTAGAAAAAGCATCAACATTCTTGGTGTTTAAACCATTGACTACTTTGTCAAGTCTTGAAAGAGAGTTCAAGGTAGTTGCAATATTGCCGTCAATCTTAATACCTTGATTTAATCTTTGAAGTGCACCTGTCAACTTATCTATTGCGCTGACTGCTCCATCAACATCACTTTCGAATACTATCGATAATTTATCTATATCAGCCATATAGTCTTAAACCTCCTTCCTTAAAAAATAAGGCTCTCGGTTCGGCTCTAAACTTTATATAGATTAACGAAGTTTCGCATCCACGCTTCTGCCTGGACTTCTGCTTCTTTCTTTAATTCTTCTTCTTGCTTTGCCTCATCAAATTCATAAGGCTTATCAGTATAATTTTTACACTGTTCCCCTTCCTTACGGCACCATGTATTGAACACAATAGCCGACACGGCATCATAGATATACATTCCATTTATCCAAGCCATCTGATTATCATAATCAAACTTCATTTTCTTGGCTTTCTGATAATAAACCGTAAGATATGGGTCACTATGCCAATACTGTTCATAGGTCATCCCTAACGCAAGATAATAGGGAAACCACTCATTCATTACTTTCCTATAATCGTTCGTGGACGCATCGGCATCACTTTCGCTTTCTATACTGTCCACTCGATTGCGTTTTTTTCTGGTTCTCCTAGGAATTCGATTGGTTCAGAGAACATTTCTACAAGTACTGCAAATAGATGCTCTTTATTGCCAAGATTCTTTAAAATCTTTTCTCTTGTATCGATATCTGTATCTTGATGATTCATTTCAAATGAATTAATGAATAATTCATAAATCGCATCAAGTGGGTTCTTAGCTGCTTTTTCAATTTCAAAGCCTTCTCCAACCATCTTACCGACAATTTCTCTTGTATAACCTAATTCATAATTCTTGCCTTCGTATGCAAACTTGATTGTTGTGCTATTTGTTTTTTCCATACTTGCTTATCTCCTCTATAAATTATTAAAAAAAGGCGCCGATTAAAGCGCCTCTAACTTATACGTTATCAGTGCTTTTTGCTCCCCATTCAGGTGCACCTGTAGGTGTGATATATAAGTTAGTTTCTAAGATGCTGTTTACTTCAATTGCTGGTAAACCTGTCTTTGATGGCTGACCACTAAAGTAAACAGATTTTGCTAACTTAGGATGCTTGATTTCAAACCATGTAGCCTTGCCTGTCTTTGCAGCTTCTTCGTACTTTCCAATTAAGGCATCCCAAACTGTAATGAGTTCCTCTGTTAGGTTTGCTGTGAATGCTAATGCTCCACCTAAGTCCTTTAAGCCTTCAATATAAGTCTTGTACTCTGTTTCCATTAGATCAGTAGATTCTAAAGTTTCCGGACTTGGATTTAGTTCCGGAACAGACTTGATGTCCGGAATTACAGTGTACCCACCAGTTGGTCTAGTACCCGCTGTCGCTTCAACGGCATATCCTACAGTTACGCCAGCTGTGTTGATTGCTACTCCCATATTTATCCTCCTTAATATTGTGTTTCATTTTCTTTCTTATATCTCATGATTCTTCTTGCTATAGTATCATCAGCGTTAACCATCGGCTGGTTAAGCATTCTGCAATAGCCATGAGTTTTCAATACATTATCAATTACTAACGATATCGATTTGCATATTTCTTCTTTCTGCTCTTTATCATTAGAATAGATTTCAATGTACTGCGTAATATGAGCAACATTTTCCATCTCGTCAAATGTACTATATCGTTTGTTTACTACGTTATTCTCTTGAATGATAGATACTGCCGGAAATCTAGGTGGTTCAGAAGATAATTGTTTTCCGATAATATAGATATCACGAAACTGTTTTCTAAGTTCATTTGCAATTTCAGCAAATAATCCATCTTCTTTGTCAATCACTGTTGAAACACCTTCTTTACAATATCAATAAGTTCTGCCCTCAAAGTCTCGTATGTGCCATGAGCGAATGGTCTAGATGGCATACCTTTTGTCCACTGCCATTTACCTTCATCACGATAATACCACCCATCATCACCGTGATTATTGACATCATAGTGATATCCGATGGTATCGTGTGGATGCGGCGAACGTGAGCCAACGATTCCGGTTCCGAATTCTACAAATAAAGCGTGTTCAGATGCATTGTAAATAGTGACTGTTTTACCTATGCATTCATATGACACACTATTAATTAAATCGTCCTTAGAATAAGGCATTGGATAGGAATCTATCTCTCTGACCATCACTTCAAAGCCATGCTCACCGAGTTCTTTCATGAGAGCGGCCTGCTTATATTTCAGTGTTCTCTTGTATTCCTTAAGACTAGAGATGGCTTGACTGATACTTTCATCGTTCAGCCTAACCTTTATATTCCTTGATTGCATATCTCTTCTCCCTCTTGCTTACTGCGACTTTTGTCACTACGTAATTGTGGGTCTCTGACGTATCGACGCCAATCCATAATCTAGAATATTCATCAATAGGGCAGTTAGTATCTGTCGTAACCATCTCTCTGTCATAATCAGTATCTTTACCGAATACGTTATAATTCGAATCGCCCTTTGCTGCAGAAAGTGAAATTTTTAATTTTGCCGGCTCAGTATAGCCGCCTATTCTGTTGCCGTATTTATCTGTGGCACTATCCTTTTGGAACAGTGCATAGTAGATTGTGAACTGATCTCTCTTGAAGTTTCTCATTTAGAATACCTTCGCTTTAGGAATGATTTCCCTTAAAAGTGCAGGCGAAACATCGGCGCTTGCCCATTGTCTTGTTGTTGCATTTTCTGTGTGAGTCAGTTCTCCTTCTGCACCAGCTTTTGCAAATAATTCCACTGCAATTCTTATCTGCAGATCCTTGTATCTATTCTCAAGAATATATTCTCCGTTGTCATCAACAGGAAAATCATGATAAGGATAGCGATTTGAGAGGATGATTAACTTAGCACTTTGCAGAAGAACCACTAAATCATCGTCATCAACATCATCATCTTTTAATTTGATTCTTAGTATTTCTTCCTGTGTCATGTTTATCATCCCCTTTCATATTCACTATTCCGCTTCTTTTGCGAACTCTTTTTCAATGAGTTCCATTGCTCTGATTTCTGTAACTTTAATCACATCCCCTACTTTACGTAGGGTCTTTTTGTTTTTTGCGTCATAAAACGCTTTAATCACTTCTACTTTTTTCATTCTCTACCCCTTTCTAGACTGTAGGAATTTCATCCCCCGCAGCGAGTCCACTAGTTGCACTCTTAACAACCTTTACAATGAAGTTCTGGTCAGTTAAAGCGAAGATACCATATTTTCTTAGGAAAGCAGTGTTCTCACGCTTATTAGCGTTTTCTGCTGAACGGCTTCCTTTAGTTGATACTTCGGCTTCTGCACCCTTCTTGTTGAAGTAAGTGACTGCCTGCTTGGTTGCTACTGCAAATTCTCCTTCTTTTGCTAATGCAGATGTATAGATGTTTACACCGGCAACTGTGCCGATGTAGCCGCTACGTGCATATGCTTCTACGTATTTTAATTGATCTCCTAGATTCTTACGAATTTCTGCAGTGTCTTTCTTATGAACTAATGCGAAAACGCCTAATCCTGTGATTTCAGTTGATTCACTGATTTTTAAGTCCTTAATAGATGCTACTGCATCAACGAAAGAGTTAAAATCGAACTTAGCAGTTTCTACCTTCTGAGTGGCTTTTGCAAACTCTGCGACAGCCTTCTTCTGAGCAGTGTTGAACATGTCAACTGCCTGGTGTTCTAGACCCTTATCAACTACTAATGGGTCTTCCATTTCTTCTTCATCATACCAATCGAATCTGTTCTGTAATGTCTCGATTGTGTATTCTGTTTCAGTGTAGCTGGCTGTGATTGACTTAGTGTTTCCTTCACCTTTTGCTACTGTTTCCGTACCATCAGTTGCTACATAAGTACGGATTTTTTTCTTCATGCCAGGTTCGCCTGTTAATGAGTTATCAACAGTACAGAACTGCATTAAGTCTAGATATGTCTGGTATTGGTCTTCAAACTTGTTTTCCAATACATAATTAGGATATGGTGTATTTGCCATATATCTTATTCTCCTTTGCCGTAAATTGACTGATATTCACTAGGATTTTCTTCGGCGAACTTCATCTGTTCCCTTAATGACATTGTGCTTAACTTCTCTTTTGTCATGGTATCGTCGTGTTTATCGTCTTGTCCTGGCGTTTTTGTATTGTTTAACGCCTCTGCTTTGTACTTCTTGTTTAATTCAGCATTAAAAATTTCCTGCTGCTTGAAAAATGATTTCATATCACCCTCGGCTAAAGCACTAGCCACTTTGTGCGCACTCTCCTCGTTATATCCCATAGATATGAATTTTTTCTCATTTTCCATGATTGATAGTTTTTTTGTGAGATCAGCATTTAGACTGGCCAATTCATCCATCTGTCTCTGAGTTTCTTCTTTATTAATCTCTTCCTGTGATTTATTCGCATTGAGCTGCTTTCTATAATTGGCTGCTTCCTTTGCGTTTTTATCACTCTTATCTTTCATAGCGTTATATTCTCTGACTGATACAGTAGAATTGTCTGCTTCTAACATTTCGATTAAATCTTCGATTGTTGTGTCTTCAGTTAATCTAGCGCCTAAAATTTCTCTTACGTTCATTTTGATTCTCCTTGCTCTTTAAAGTTTTTCTCTAACTGTATATGTGCTTTTTAAAGTTTTTCTCTAACTGTATATGTGCTCTTTAAAGTTTTTCTCTAACTCAAATATGCTAACCGGAATTTACGAATGACTTCTGTATATTCTGGTCATCTGTAACTTTTGCTGGGTTATCACCCTGTGGATTGCTTTGCAAATCCTTGTCTTCACTATCAACAGTTGTTTTTAATTCAGTGTTGTATGCTGCGTCCAGGTATTCTCTGCTGTCCACATATACCTGCTGAGGGTCGCTGAATAAGTCAGCAGTCTGAATGGCAACTCTTGGATGGATGCCGAATGTCTTCATATTTAGAAGCCCCTGTGTCTTGACGAGCATGTTTGTGACCTTGTTTCTAGAGAACTTGATATCAATATCTCTTAGTTTGACTTCTTCCTTAACAACTGTATTGCTTCGGTCGAGAATGTTTTTAACGATAGCGAGGAACTTCTTTTCCCCTTCATCGAACATCTCTTCAAGTCGATAAGCATCTTCTTCTGCTTCCTGCCATCCACCACTCAGCATAGATGACTGCCCTGTTGTAGAACCACTCTGTGCTTCTCTAGAAGGCATAGCGCAAATCTGCAGTAACTGAGCATATAAGTAATCACTCAGACTCTGAATTTCATTCTGATTAAGTGATGTCTCAATCGTCTTTACAGATGCTGTAGTTCCGTTTCTGCTTGTTGTGGATAATGCACCGTTCTCTCTGAGTTCGTCATAGTCTTCCTTATTCATGTCAACGTTATCGAACCAAATGAATGACTGTACATTCTGTGCCAGTCCATTCAGCCTGTCACTTGTGCATGTGTTGATTGCATTTAACAGGCCGATGGCTCTCTCAAAGCAGCCCATCTTGTCATAATCCTGTCGATATTCAACAATAGGAATTGCTCCAATACCATTTACGCTTTCTTCAACCTCGCCGACATGTGTATCTGTGAACTGAAACACCCTGTCATTTGTGTAAGCCGTATAATGCGTTTCTTCTACAATCCCTTTATCGTTCATATCACGCCAGTATGTGACTGCAAGTAACGGATCGTGAAAAATGTCGGGACTGTAGATGATGAATGTGTTCATAGGATCCAGGTTGACAATTCTAAAAGGCGTATAAGCAGTTTTATCCTTCTGAGGGAAAACGCCTCTATATCCCACACCGCATGTTAGAAATGTCTTTGCCAGTTCCTGGTCCTTTGTGTGCTTTCTTTCATCAAAGCACATGCTGTTTAGTTCACCGATGTACCCATCATCCTCATCTGATGTGGTTTCGCTCTTCAATTCCTGTTCAGCCTTCTGAACATATCTGATTGGCGAGCCAAACACGAAAGCTGTCTTGAAATTAACAATCTGTGATGCGTGATTCTCTACTATCTTCTCGTTAATTTCGGGTCTTACAGGCTTCTCTCTATCAAGGATGTCCTGTCTTCCCTTCTCGTACTCGATAAGGTACTTTATATCCTTGCGATTTAATTCGTGCGTCTGCATCGCATATGTGACTACTTTTTGAACATTATCTCTTGTGATTTCTGATTCACTTGAATAGATTGTCTTTCTGCCTCTGCTAATCACCAGCGCTGCCTCCTTCCACACGAATTTCTATTTCTTTCTTGTCTACCTTGCACCAGAGATATAGCGTACCGCTTGTATCGTCGCTTACTCTGCCTAGTATCTTCTTTTTTCCTCTCTTCAAGCAGAGAGGACAATATATGTTCTTTTTCATTGATTTCCTCCCTGTAATGAATAGATATGAGGGATGCCTTGTAGGTGACATAGGGGGTAGGCAAATGAATGCAGGCATCCCTAATATCATTGTATTTTGCAGAGAGAGAAACGGCGCCTTTTAGCACGGTCTTTTGAATATTTCTTTTATCGTTCCATAGCCTCCGTACAGTCTGTCACACAACTGTGACAAGCTGTCGGGCGCATCATCATGCTCGTTCTTGCCGAGTATCTTGAATGAGAACAGATTGTTCATGAACATTGAATACTCCTTTGAGCGTTTGCCCGGCTCAAGGAAATAGAACTCTCTAATATCGGGCGCATTCTGAAATATACGCACCTCTTTTGCCTTTGTTGTCGGCGCACTGTGTGATGTTATGACACATTTGTAGCCAAGTCGTTCAAGTTCCTTCTCTACATCTTCAGCATAGCCTTCACCACCATTATTCTTTTCGACATCGCAGTCCTGTACACCCCACGAAGCGATTTTCTTCGCCACTTCCGGCTGTGTTATTCTCTTATCGCCGTTATTGAACACAACATCTGGTATATATACCGTTCCATCTGCATACTGATAGGCTATTGGAGCACTCACGTAGTCACCGCCGCCCCAGGCAGTATCTACTACGGTCAGTCTTCTGATCGGCTCCTCATTCGGCAGTATTCCGTTATAGAACTTCATATCTCCACCATTGAACAATGCACCTTCACGTTCTACAGGCTCTCCCTGGTACTGTGCGAACCAGGATGCCATGTCATCGTTTCTCTCGAATGACGCCCTTCTCTGCTGATAGTATTCAGTAGAGAATCCAACACCATAGTCATAGTCGAAATTGGATTCATCATTCTCATTGAGTGCTGGCAGATTTACAATCTTATACTTTCTTGACTTGAAGTTCGGATCATTCAATATAAGGTCCTGTCTTAGACCAGCTGGGTCAACAAGCGACCATCTAGTACCTATCCACAATACCTTGCTCCCCTGTTTAGCACGTGTGATGAGGTTGTTATCCACTAGTTTCCATGTCTTGTACATACGCTCCGGATTGAGTGCTTCTTCGATACCGCCAATCAAGTCATCTCCGATAAGCACGCCGTTACAGTCACATGAACCATTCAATGTTCCATAGATAGAACGACATGTAAGTGTTGGGTATCTCTTCTTTCGTTCCAAATCCAATGTGTTCAATCTAGAGTTCTGATTCACTATGACGGATGCTGGGAAAATCTCACTGTATGTATAGGTCATATTGTCATTGATGATTTCATTTATACCTTCATAGAATGAATGCGTGATTGTGTCAGAGAAACTGCTGTACAGATTCGTCTTCTCTGAATTGATTCCCATGAGCCATGTAAGAAAGAACATGATCAATGTTGTCTTGCCTACTCGTGGAGGCATCGAGATGAACAGTTCCTGTAGATTTCCGTCGTGGAGGTCCTGCAGATCTTTTACTACGGTTTTCAGTATCTTCATTCGAGGACGGTAGAACTGTTCATTAACAGGTCTGTTTATCTCGAGATAAAGCATGTAGTCCTCAAATGAATAATGCGCCGTAAACAGGAATGTCTTCTTATACATCTGATACATGTTGTATCGCTCCTCGATATCCTTGCTCCTGTTGCTGTTCGCTTCAGCCAGTCTGTGTCTTAAGTCCTTATTCAGATGTAAAAGCGTATCTTTATCGTTTGTAGCATAGCAGTTCAGTACAATGTCATACTTGGCAGTAAGACTATCAGTACTCTTGTACAGTTTCACTTTCTTCTTATCTATTGCCATATTTCCTCCTTCATCTATTGCTGTGTTTCATCATTTAGTGCACAAAAAAAGAGCCTACACCATATGTGGTGCATGGCTCTAGGCTCTATGCTTATAATATGTTGCTCTGCTCACATTGCACTGCTTGCAGGCATCTGTTATCGATACACCCTGTCTGACCAGGTTATCTACCTCTTCGATTGAGACAGTCGGTCTTCCGATGCTCTTTCCTCTCTTGCGTGCAGCTTTGAGACCTTCAACGGTTCTCTCCACCATCATGTCATGCTCCTGCTGAGCGAGTGATGAAAGCACCTCGAGGATTATGTTGTTTATCATCTCGATGATCCATTCCTGTCCGTCCAGTTCAATCATGGTTGTAGGCATATTAAGTATTCTTATTATAACACCCTTTTCCTGGAAAAACCTAATCTCATCCTTTATGAGCTGCTTATTTCTCCCAAGTCTGTCGAGTGCGTGGATGTATAGTTCATCGCCTTTCTTTATCGTTTCCTTCAACTTGCAGTAGTTCGGTCTGTCGATTCTTGTGCCCGTGTACTTGTCACTGAATATATAGTCTACATTGTATGAGCGCAGGCTGTCTATCTGTCTGTCGAGAGACTGCTTTCCTGTGCTCACTCGTGCGTAGCCGTATTTCATCGCCATTTGCCTCTGTTGTCTTCTCTGTCGGGCACTTCATCTAGTACGACTGTTCTTTCTGCTCTGTCATTACCGCCTCGGGGTCTGATGATGATATCGTAGTCGAGTTCGTTGCATATGTTGATTAGGATGCTGACCTTTGTGTCGCTCACTCTAGATATATTTCCAATGCTGGCACTACTCTTATATCCTAGTCTGTCTGCAAGTCTAGCAAATGAGCTGTTATTGTCATCAATCATCTTTCTTAAGCATTCTTTTAAGTTCATAATATCTACCTCCTAGGCATAGTATATCATTGCTCTCGGCATGTGTCAACACTAATTAATGTATGGGCTTAAAATTAGGCCGTCGGTGGTAGCGGGGTTGAGCAGTATTGGTAAAACCATCAAAAAAATGGGGAGGGCGGGGGTATTATAAAAATCATGTCTGAAAAACGAACGATTAAAAGACATTAAAAAATAATCATTAAATAATGCTTTTTATTATTGACATTAATCATTATCTAATGTATTATACATGTGTAGTCATTAATAAGTGACTAAAGATAGTTCATTGACAATTGAATACGTGAAAATCTCAAAAGGAAAAGAGAAACGTATATATACATATTGCTATGTATAGTATTAAAAAAGAAAAGAGATTAATTCACAACGTACCAATCTATATATAGATGTACATATTAGAATTAATCTCTTTCTATTAGTGCTATATGTTTGACCGACAAATAGCAGTATGATTATATCATATGTTTTTCTTAAGGTAAAACATTATGGATAATTTAGTAAAGTATTATGACCACAACGAGTTCACATTTATTTCTATGAAAGAATTGGAAGCGCTAGAAGATGAGTATTATATTGAATACTCAGATATGGAAGACTGCTATATCAATAAAGATACTAGCGATTATGGTTATTGTGGGAGAGATTTACTCACTAATGATACGCTAGAAAGTAATTACACATATTGTGAAGATACAGAAGACTATCAACCTAATGATTATGTAATTTATCTAGAAGATACAGGAGAATATGTCTCAGATGATTATGATTACTTTGAATGTGATAATTGCCACAATTATTTTAGTCATGATTATGAAATGCACCGCATGAACGGTGACTATTATTGTGATGCATGCTGGGAAGATGTGGGCTCCGTTATCTATGATTATCATAAATATGAAGATGGTTATTATCCACGCTCACTAGCACGTGAAAGTCCTTTATTTATGGGGTTTGAATTAGAAGTTGACAACGTACGCGGTGATTGTGAAAACTTAGCCTCAAGCGTATTAGATGGTGACAGTACAGGCGTATTACATTGTGAATATGATTGTACGGTTGCTTTTGAGTTTATTTCCCAGCCTTGCACATTGGAATATCACAAGAACCAACATTATAATGATTGGTTTTTTAGTGAATTAGATGGCAAGTGTCAATCACATGATGCGGGGACTTGCGGTTTACATGTGCATGTCAATAAAGCATTTTTTGACGACCGCGGTTATAACAGATTGAAAACAATTCTTTTCTTCTTCAAGGATGAATTATTCCAATTTTCACGCCGCCAGCGTTGGGATTATGGTTATAGCGACTTTGGAGAAAAAATCGGTAAAAGCAGCGTAACAATGCATAAAGCAAAAGACACCAAAGAATATGGACATTCTACATGGTTCAATGAAAATAATAGTTCTACTTATGAGTTTAGATTTTTCCGTGGTACATTGAGATATGAAACATTCATGGCAAGTCTTGAATTAGTTCACAATATCTGTTTAGCTGCAATGAGTAATACAGATATTATCACATGGGATTCATTGTTAGATGGTGATTATTGTAGAGAATACAGCAGCTCACGTGACATTTATTGTGATAGTGAATTGAATTTAGGTGAGTTAGAAAAGAAAGAAAACGAACTAATGCAGGTAATCAAAAAAGGTTTAGATGAAAGCGTTTTTATCAATCTAAACTATGTATGTGTTGGTGAAATTGTAGGAGATACAATCGTTTTCTATTGTCTCTATAACAATAACGGAGAATTACACAAACGCCGCCAGAACTATATTAATTTATCGGAGTTTGACACATTCGAAACACATGGTTATTACTACTTATGTAATAGAAAAGAACTTTCTAACTTGTTAGGAGGTGAATTCTAATGTGCATTATTGCAATCAAACCAGCTCATCATAAAATGATCGATGAAACGACACTAGAAACAATGTTTGACACCAACCCCGACGGAGCGGGTTATATGTACGCTTATAACAATAGAGTACATATCAATAAAGGTTTCATGACCTTGAAAGAATTGCTAAATAGCCTTGATAAACTAAAAAAGAAAATTAATATTGATGAAATACCTTTAATCTTACATTTTCGTATTTCCACTAGTGGGAAAACAGATGGCGCCACTTGCCATCCTTTTCCTGTCACTAGTGATCTAAACGCTTTACGAAAAACACACGTTATCACAAATTTAGGTATGGCGCATAATGGTATAATATGTGACTTTGAGGAAAAGAAAAGTATCTATAGCGATACACAATTATTTGTGAATAAGTGTGTATCATATCTCTATGATATGAACCCTAAATTCTTACACGATGATAGAACGGAAAAGCTGCTAGAACCTATCATAAATGGTTCACGCCTGGCGTTCTTAGACAGTCACGGCAATATATACCAATATGGCGATTGGATTGAAAGCGATGGTATCTATTACAGTAATGAGGGCTATATCCCATGGCAATCACGTTATTATCATTATAACGATGCTTATTATAGTAAGTATTATTATGGTGATGATGATTATTATTACTATGGTGATGAGGATCAAGAACTAAAAATTTTAGAAAAGTTAGAAGCCTATGAGGAGATAACCAATTATAATGATATCTGTTTTATTTGTACAATGTATGATATAGTAGAAGAAAGCAATGGCGTAGAAATTTATGACGTGATCGGTATGTTTGTAAAGGTGGATCCAGTCGCAAGCCGTGCTATTCGTATCGAGGGGGTTGATTAATGCTTAGATTATTGATTTATTTGTGTTTCTTTCCGTTGTGGTTGATATGGTGGTTTATTAAAGCAGTTTTCTTCTTTATGTCATGGTTGGAAATATGCTTATTAAGTTTTAACGGTAAAAGAATTATAAAAAGAAGATGGTAACATCTTCTTTTTTAGCGTTCATAAACATTTAATGATTATAAACATTTTAGCGTTCATAAACATTTTATGATCATGAGTAAATAAACATTTTAAGCGTTCTAAGAGACTTTTATATATAAGTGGTATAAATAATCACAACTATGCAAAACAACGCTTAGAATTGAAATATAGGCTATCTATGCAATACAGTTCATACACACAATTCGTACATATAAACTACAGGGCTTTAAATAGCCCTTTTAAGCGTGTTTAATCATATCGTGATATAATTATCATCTTTCATATAAATGCGCCTTAGAATTGATATATAGCCTATTTAAGGTTATAGGCGCATGTAATCTATACCATGAGCGCATGTAATCTATACCAATATAAGCATAGAACCACGAAAAATCCATACACAAGAAAACAGGAAAAATATGGCAAAATTTCAGATGGCGTAAGGCGCCGTCAAAATTTTCACACGCATGGTGGCAGAATTTTCACGTGCATATGTAAAAAAGGTGAGCAAAAAACGCTCACCTTTTTTTATTTCTCTTCAAAATCTGCATCTATAACAACGGCAGAAATTTCCTTTTCAATCTGTTCAATTGATTTGCTTTCAGAAACCATGTGATGGACCTTCACATCTTGGTTATCTCTATAGCCAAAATTGGATTTCAGCAGAAATACAGAAGCATTTCTATCCATAGTTCCTTGAAGTGCTCCCTGTTCGAGATTATCAGCCATCAGATTAAGCATCTGTGAGAGAAAAATCGTTGTTTCGTGATTAGGTCTCTCAGCAATCCATCTGTTAACAGTGTCTGGTGAAACTCCAAGGCAGACACATAGACCTCTCAAGGTAGGAACTCTGTTGTTTTCATCGCAGTAAGTGAGATATTCATAACTTCTGTTCTTGATTACATCAAAATCGTTGATCGTTGCTCTTTTTAACTTGAGCATTTCTCTTGCACGTGCGACAGGCAGCTTGCTTTCGCCCATCTCGTTGTAGTCGAACTTCTTCTTCGCCATTTTTTTACCTCCAAAAAATCGAAATTCCAAAATAATATTGACAAAATAAATGACCGATGGTCAGATTCAACCCCCTACTTTCATGTGTCACATTCACACATCCCCCCCCGGCAAAAAAATCGCACACACACAAGGGGGATGGGTGGTCTGTATATGCCTAGCGTGGGGAAATATGTGGATTTTGACACCCTTTCCTATACCGCCTATATATAAATACATATATACATATTTTTACTCTCTATACTATTTACTTATATATAAAATACCAAAACACCACAAATATATAAAAAAGTAAGTAAATATCAATGTTTTTTCAAGTGGCGTTTTCTACTTTGCATATGGCGTTTATGGTATTACGGTGTCGTTTTATGGACTTTTTATTAAATAGTAAGATACATGTAAAAATATGCCATGTGGTGTTTGTGGTGTTTTAAAACACCATAAGTTGTGTACCCCCCTACTTTTTTACCAAAAACCACTGCTTTCTTATGGACTTTAATTCGCAGTGTGGTGTTTCTGTTCCGTCAAAATAAGCAATTGCTCCCTTCAGATTCTTGTAGAAGGTGTTTCTGCCTGCGACTCTGTATCTGCATTCATCACACCATTCTTTGTATATCTCATACACTCTGTTTGCTCTCATCGATGTAAGAGTCATGCCGTTGTCAACCCAATCGAACTCATTGAGGAACTCGATAACATGGTTGCTTTCGATAGCGAACTCATATTCTAAATCCTTGTCCTCATCTATCTCGCTGAACTTATAGCCGTTCTCAATCAGTCTGACATAACCACCAATGCTCCACCACAATACTGCAGGCAGCACGTCATCGCTTGTGAGGAGTGTGTCGATTCCTGGTATCGCTCTGAATACATGGATGTCATCCACTCGTGACTCGTCTGTAGTGAATGTATTGTTGAACTTGTGCTTGGTGCCCTCGAATCTTCTGAGCCATCCGCCGTTTGACTTGTTCGCACGTGGCAGTTCGTTACAGTCGATGAATATCTTGCATCTAGGCTTGAATTCAATACGTGGCTTGCCCTTCACATCTGTAGATATTACATCGTTTGATGTGATCGCCTTGAAGATAGGCTCTGCCTCCTTGATATCGCTTGTCGCTTCATGACAGAAATTGACATACTTGCCTAATAACTGTAATGTGTCAAAGCGCCCACCTAGACGGCTTAATTCTAGAGTGCTGCATAGTTTACCATCACCCAGCAGAGCACTCAGCACCTTTGTCAGTACGCTCTTGCCGTTGCTTCCGTTTCCATAGAAGAGGTACGCTTTATCCTGTATACTATGTTCCATAAATACCGAGCCGAAGTACTCTGCAAATCGCTTGATCAGCTTCTCGTCACTGCTAGTTGTGCTGCTTAGGAAATCCTCCCAGTCCTGGCTGTATGCATTCTCTCTGTACTCGTAGTTGAGTACATAGTCGTTGAAGTCATCGGGATTGCGCTTTCTAGTGAATCTGTAATAGCCGTCAAATGGATTCTCCGTGAAATACAGTGTGCCGTTCTTGAGATTAAGACAGTTCACCTGGTTAGGCAGCGTATCATCATATACGATTGTTCTAACCTTGTTCAGTATCGCTGATTCAAGATTGAATGATACATCGAACATCTCCATGATTCCCTGTCTGATGAGTGCATCATCGCATCTGCTCCAGTACGTGCCGTTGAAGCGATAGAACCCGAGTGATGGATTGCATCTTAATTTATAGTCATAGCTGGCAATAAACTCATGGGCATATTCATCATTTGTCTTGCCCCTTGTCAGTTCCCTTCGTATTTCCTTCATTTCCTCGCCGTCAGCGCCTAAAAACTCCTTGGCATACTGCAATATGGCTTTCTTCTTAACTCTGCTCATATAAGGGCTGTGTGCCTTGTAGACATACTCCATCAGTTCATCCATATCAGACATCGTAGTCTTCAGATACCATAGCGTGCCGTCCACCATATGATCATTCAGCAGTGTAACAGGTGAGATGCCGGCGCAGTAGCAGTCGCTCACATCCTTGCCGTACTCTCTAGGGATGTTGACTATATCGAACGGAATATTGTGTTCGAACAGCTGCTTTGCAGTTGCTGTTGTGAACTGCACGCCTCTCCCATCGTTATCGTAGCAGATAGCAACACGCTTGAATTTCTTGGCAATCTTGCATAGATACTCCGTCTGCTTATTTGAAAGTCTTGTGGCGCTCGAGAGAACTCTGTAGCCTTCCTGGTAGAAAGTTAAGAAATCGAACACTCCTTCTGCAATGACGATTGTATCATTGTCGGTATAAGTCTCACTTCTGTTCAGTGTATCAAGGCCGTACAGTGTATTCTCCTTGAATGCCTCCTCCAGGTATGGCTTCTTATATTTAACGACATTGTACTGACTTCTGTTTCTAGCGCAGTAGTAGACGCAGCTGTTGTTCTTGAATATAGGGATGATGATACGTGGTACATCCACCATCTCGCCGTTAGGCGATTTCTCCTTGAATACATGACTTCCTATATAAAGGTTATTGATGGTGCTGTCCTTGATTTTTCTCTTGTGCAGATATTCTATATCCTCTTCTGTCAATTCGTTATGCCACTGCAGTATGGCATTGTTCCATTCTCTGTAGTTCTGCTTGTATTCTGTATCATTGAACGCAAGATTGAAACGATGGCACATATCCTTGAACGCCATAGACTTATCACCATCATACTTTGCATATGCAAGCATGTCTGTGACATCTCCTCCGACACCGTCACTGAACGAGAACCAGGAGTCCTCGCTTACCATGACACTGTTGGGATTATGTCCTTCATGAATAAAAGAGGGGCAACGATATGTGCCCCCGTTCTTGTGCAGTTCGATGCCCAGTTCTGCAGCGAGTTCAATGCAGTTTATATTCTGTTTTATTTCGTCATACAACCTCATAGTAATCAATGTCCTTTCCTATAAATTCCTTGTATTTCTCCACATCCAGCACATCACTCAGCTGTATCTCACCCCTGTCGAGCTGCTCTCCGAGTCTTTTGAGCTGTGCCACCTCTCCGTTCTTCGCATAGAGCATATTGTTTGGATAGCATTTCTTTCTGAACAGGAAATACATGGCCCGTCTGTACTGCTTGAAGTCGCAGTCACTTGCAACCCATACATGATAGTTCATCTTTGCGAAGATATACCAGTACCTTCTGAATGCCTTCTTGTTAAGATAGAAATCAAGCGTATGTCTTGTTACGTTTGGCTCATTAGTGAAGAAGAATTCATTTATCTCATAAATCGTGCCTTCAAAGACAACTTCGTTTGTTGTCTTATCTACTACTATCCTGTCTCTAGCGAATGTCTGTGTAATAGGCAGTCTCAATTCGTTTCTGATGTAGTTAGGATATGAGCCGTACTTCTTCTTGAAGTACAGTTCCTTGACGCCTAAGCCCTTGAGTTCCTCGACATATGGTGGCCTATGCTTCTGCTTGTAGAAATCAAGTATGATCTTTCTGTATAGATCACCTCTGTAATCACTCATGACTGATCACCACCTTTCATGTTATCTGATAAATCTTTTTTGAAATTCTCTTATTGTCTCTCGACCTGGTATACTGCTTTTGGTAACTCTCTTGCATTTTGAATTGACTGTATGTATCAGAAAAGTGTACCTTTTCGTATCACCTAGTGAATTGGCATCATTATAGTACTTGTTGGAAATCATCACTACATCGTCTATGTCAACTGTTATTCCTTCGAAATCAAATGTGCCGTGTTCCTTTTTCGGTCTGAACTCTTTAAGGTATCTAAGCATGTCTTTGGCTAAGCGTTCATCATAGAACTTCATCGAATGAATCTGCTTTCCGTTATGAAAGAACTTAATCAGCCACGCATCACCTCTCATATTATAATCTGCCGATTCTAGATGCCACGTTACATTGTCCAGGTTTATAAGATAAAAGCGATTCTTCAGCGCATAGAACTGCGAAGAATTAATTGGATTTCTGAATGTGCACCACACTTCTGCTAGTCTTGCCATTTAAGATTCCCCCTTTCCACATTACCACATAGCATACAGTACAAGCAGCAGCGTGATAGTTATCAGTCCAGCAAGAACGAAGAAATCTCTGTTCGAGTGTTCCAGTTCTTCATGCAGTTTATCGTTCTGCTTCAGCAGTTTTTCGTTGATTTTCTGCATATTGTCAATTACTTTTGTCAGTTCTTCATTGTCCATCTTTTACATCTCCTTTGACTATATCTTTATCCAGCGCAGTACAGATATAGCGATAACTGCGCCTTATCATTTCGAAATTTATCATATCGTTTATTAACGATTTATATAAATCCGGCACTTCATCTTCTAGCCTGTGCATCTCTTCTGTTTCTTCTGTCATATATCCATATAGCAGTTCAAATAATGCCTTCTTTTCTTTTGTTGATAATGGATTTATTTGATTCACCCTGTAGATTAATGACATGTCTGCTCCATCATTTACTAGATTATTTATGATGTTTGTTGCTTCTTCATACATAGGATGCTTGTGTATGAGATAATTCACTATCAGATAATACTTATCAGCATTTGATGATAAATCGATATCACTTTCTTTGTACGCTTTTTCTATTAGATATCTGTACAGAAGGAGTGCTGCGTTGCTCTTTTCTTCTTTTGATAGTATTCTGAATATCATTTGGTTTCTCCTTTATCAATTCCTTTATCGAGTGCTTCCATAATCTCTTCGAAAGTTGGCGTGCTTGATGCGGCGCCTCTTTTCTTAGCATGAGGAAAGACATTAAGGTTAACCTGTCTATATTCCGGCCTCATCAAATCATCAAGGATAAGATTGCATAGATACTCTAGTCTCATTCTCTCATCGTTGTAGTAATCCACTTCACACATAGATAAGTACTTAAGCCAGAGATCCTTGTACCATACCAGTTTGATGTCTGTTGGCGTTAGTTCGCTTTTCTTCTGCATCATTCTATTCCCTCCTGTTCTATAGGATATAGAGTAAGTACAGCATACTGTTCCTGTGCATACGCTCTATATCCTATTATTCTGTATCTGCTTCTTAGTTCATCGATTACATCACTTAGCTGTCTCATTGAATAGTAATCGACTTTCTTGTAAATATACTCATTCACCTGTATATCACCACCATGCTCGGAAACGGTGCTCCTGTAGTTGCACCTCCGAATTTTAGTCTTCCTTTTACGAACCTTATTTCTGCCTTTCCGTAGATATAGTTGTGGAACCACCTGGTATCTGTTCTTGATGGAACAAGCATTACCACGATGGTGTTTTCTTTTCTTGACTGTTCATATGAGTATTTGACCCACTTGCCTATCTCTCTGCCGTAGGGAGGATTACAGAAGACTGTGTGACCCCCCCAATCATGCGAGAGACCGTCTTGCTCTTTTGTGTAGAATTTCTTACATTTATGATTCTGCTCATCGGCACATGGATCTAGCGTAAAATGAAATTCCTTGTCGAGCTGGTCAAAAAAATCCTGCGGCGTAGCCCATTCATCGGTCTTCGATGAATAATGTACAGCCATGTTACTCTCTTGTTGAAGTCGTTTTAGTTTTTCCACGTGATTCCTCCTTTTTAGCAACGGTCTTCAAATATCAGATTACATCGTTTCATTCTTTACTACTCCTTGCTTCATTTATGGATTTCTTCAAACACGATCTGACGAGGAAGCATTCTATGACATATATATACACTGCTGAAAGGAGGATTCAAACTAGGCTTCTGATCGTTGTAATTTTTGAAATAAGAAACACGTCTATTCAAATACATACATTCGAACGTGTTGTCTCTGAACATCTCAAATCGTTTTTGACTTTCGAATAACCCAACTACTCCAACGAGCATCGCAAAAGGTGTGTCTAGTTCAAATAATCGTTGTAACACCTCAGTTTTCAAACTGTATGGAGGGTTGGAAATAATGTAATCACATTTGGGCAGTGTCATTTCAAAGAAATCACCACCATCGCTTATGTGAGAGTGGATTACGTTATACCCAGCATTCTCGAAATTCTTGACAAATAGACTGTCTTCCGTGTCAAAAGGACACCATATAGTCGAACCTGGTTTAACGTATTTCATAATAGGTTCAACTGCATATGACGGAGTGTAAAACTCGTCATTTTTACTCTTTGCAATTTCTGAAACAATCATTTAAATCCCTCCTTATCTTCCAACGACTTTTGATAATAATTCTTCATACAATTTCTTGAACATATCTCTTTCTGCAGTAAGTTGGATTTCCTTCTGCATTGAGGCTAATTCCATATCATTATTAGGTTCTGCTTTGTTAACAGATGCCACTGGTACATTCATGCCCAGAGAACGTCTTAATCCACGTTCAATTCCTTCCATTTCTTCGTCACTTACAGTTCTCACATAAGTACCGATTCGATCTTTTTCAACAGTATGGATAGTTTCGCAGAGAGCAGTAGAAGGTGTTTTGCAGAACACATCTACATGAGTAGGCATGTCCCTCTTGATTTTTGTTGTAAGATAGACAACCTCAACATACTCACTACCTCTGTTCAAATGGTCATCTGATACGATTACACCAGGTCTACCTGTTGTATCGTAAGAATAAGAATCGTTGAAATTCTTAGAATATGTAATATAGAAGATATCTCCTCTCTTAACTTCTCTTGTGTTTAAACTATAGTTCATAATAATTCTCCTTTATTTATTCTTTCCAAAAAAATCCAATAGCAATAAGTATGATTGTGCATGTCATAAGCAGAATGCCTATGATATCCATAATTGCGCTATTCATATTACTTGCCTACCTTTGTAATCTTCTTAAGTTCTTCAAATATTTTCGTGATATTCTTTTCACTTGCCCAGGCTTTCTTCACTCCCATGTTTTCATAGAATTCCATAACACCAGAAGCATATGATTGGTTTTGCTTAATACATCTATCGTATTCAGCACGTTTGTTACGTGTATCAGCGTATCTTCCCCATTCACTGACATCGTTCATAGCATCATTAATAGCCATCCATAAAGCCTCTCTCATACCTTGATAGTATCTAAATGAGGCGATATCCCAATTTTCTAAAATCTTATGTTCTGCTTCCAATTCATCGCAGTACTTTTCTAAAGCCTTAGCATAGCGAAAATCGTTAACGTGTCCGTCACCAAAACGATCCCACTCAATAAACTCTTCTTGCTTAGGTCTTTTATTCATCTTCATTCATCTCCTCTGCAATTAGTTCCATTACTCGGTCATGTAATTGTTGAACTTCATCAAGTATCATGCTTTTCGTTCTTTCCAACGATTTTCGGTTGATAAGCAAGGAGATGTTTTCCTCTTGAAGTTCCTTACACTCCTTGCTTAATTCTTTATAATGTGCTTTTAAAGTTTTATAATCCTTTAGCAGTCTGTTGTAGTCTTTGGCGTGTCTTAATCTCTGCTTCTCGTTTTTATCGACCTGTTCATAATATATCTCTCTTAACTGTTCGTTCACTTTTGACAGATTTTGATAAAGCCTTTTGTAAACTTCACAATCATTTTCAAGTCTTTTGCACTTCTGTTGGAGTGTTTCGCTTTTATTCCAAAGTTTAATCATCTTCTATGTACCCCTCCTCATAAAGTTCGCTGTATAAATTGTTGGATTTGATGACAAGTTCGTTGTAATTTTTGCGCATGTCATCATAATCACTGTGCAATTCTTTATTCTCTTTCTTTAATCTTGCCCAGTCGTAAGAGAGTTCTTCATGGGCTTTATAAAGATTATCATATTCTTGTTGCAACTTTTCTTTTTCTAATCGCATTTGCTCAATATAGATTTTAGTTGCGTTTTCAACGATACAATTTTGCAAGCCTTCATAATTAAAACCTTTTGGAAATCTGTTATATGCAGTCACTGCAACCATGTCAAAAATTTCTTTATAAGTCATCTTCAATCACCTCACAATTACCGAGTACATCTTCGATTGATGTAGGTTCTGAGTCTTCACAATTAATGAACTCAAATAAGTCATTGAACATACTTAAGCGTGAATTAACGTTTTCTTTGTTTGCCCAAACACGATGCTGATTATCCTTGAAAGGTTTTTCGAAATATGCACATAAATTTCCATTTTTAAGTCTTACAAGATATTTAAATTCCGTATTTTCTTTAGCCCACTTAAGAATGTAATACTCAATTTTAGTTAATGTGACAGGCTCTTTATACTCTGATAAAAGCCATTTTAATCTTGCCACTGTGCAATTACTTCTTTCTTTGCTCATTCCACATTCCGAGCAACGTCTTCCACCGCATTGCCAAAATTTGCCTTCTTCACCTTTGCTAAATGTAAAACTTCCAGCATCTCTCTTTTCGATAAATTTTAGCAATTTATCTCTATACTTTTCTGCGTTAATCATTCCCTAATACTCCACCTTATCTAAAGCATTTTTAATCAATGTAGGTTCTGAATCTTCCCATTTGATAAATTTGAAAAGATTTTCGAACGGACCTAAGAATTCTATATCATTCGGCTTAATGTCGCTTCTATTCCAATAAACATAGCCAATGTTATCATCAGTTTTTTCTTTATGAGGTTTATCTTTATAAACACACAAGCAACCATCCTGATCTCTTGCAATCCACTTAAAATGAGTGCAGTTTTCAAGATAATTCAAGATTACAACTTCTACAAAAGTGGCGCTAAAGCCAAAATATTCACCTTTCTTATACATCTTTCTTGTCCTCCTCGAAAAATTCAATAGAAGAGATATTATCTAAATTGAATATGATTTTTGGCACGATAGTTGTCATAGTTTTTTCTCTAATTTCAAAACCATCTGCCTCAGAAAAACCAATCCATTTTTTCCCCTGTGCTACAGCATTTCGGATGCTATCCCACGCTATTTCGATATTATTCAAAGGTTTATTCGCTCTAACTGCGATTCTGTAATAATTACCATCGTTTGTATTGATATATATTCTATCCATCTTTCTTGCCCTCCTTGTTTAACTTCTTGAAGATATAATCAACGCCTTCTTTAATGCTTTCTGTAGCCTTGTCTACGTTTTCATATGTTACGTATTGAGCAACCAGCATCTTGTACATCGTTTCTTCAGAAGGAGTAACTGTATATACACCAGCACTGATGCATATAACAATCAGTATTTTTTTTGAGTGCTTTGACTGACAGCGTTGCAAGACGAGCAGAACTATTGTCGTAACGACTCTCGCTTTTAGCAATCGCACCAACTATCCCCGTACCACAAAATACCAAGATTGAGACACCAGCAATAAACTGACTGTTTTGTTTTAAAGTGCTTAATACATCAATTAAATAAAAAATCCATGGATTAATAATAGCCATTTAATCACCCCCAATTCATGTACATACAATCTAGTGGTATGTCTTCTGCCTGTTCTAAAATGCAGTCTCTTATTGAAAGTAATGCATTGAGGGCACTGGGCGTTTCCCTCCAATTATTTTCGGGTATTAACCCAGCATACCCATAAGGGTTATGCGTTAATTCTTTAATTCCTTTGTTTAGGTGTTCTAACGCATGATCGCATCTGTAATATTCATCAGAGTTAAAATTCCAATTCATGCAGCTTCTAAATAATTTTCCTAAGTTGTAACTAGGAGAAGAACGAAATGGATATGCGATTTCTGCATATTTATCGCATCCTTCAACCTTTACATAAATGCCAATACTGTAACTCATGTTATTTCACCACCTTTTTAAGTGCTCTATCCACTTCTCGATTTATTTTGAATTTCTGCCATTCTATGACTTTATCGATATCCAAGTACCCTAGAGAAACCAACTCAACGATACAGATTAATATATCAGCAACCTCTTCGTGCAGATTACGTTCATACACGCCACGGAACCCATGTCTTTTAACTTTTGACATTGCCTGGATTAACTCTGCGCATTCTTCCGATGCAATAGTGAGAGTTAAATCATCGCCATTAAGATGCGCCACTTTGTCCAATTCAAGTATTCTGCTTTGTGGGAGTTTTAATAATTCCACCAATCTACTTATTTCTTTATACATTCTTTTCTTCTCCTGTAATGAGTTCTGCATTAGGTAATCTTTCAATCCATTTACAGAAATCTTTCCATTCATCCAACTTGTGATTTCTGCGAGTTTCATAGATATTCAACAGATTTTCGTAATTCATAGTTACTGTTCTCTTTTGGTTGTAAGAAGATGGCAGTAACTGAATCATCTGCCACCAGTTATCCTTACTATGGTCTTGGATATAAAGCTGTCTAAAAAAATTCAAACAACTTATGATATCTTTGAATGGCTTATTGAGCACATCATCTTGCAAATGTTCATGACTGAAATCATCCAGCGTGAACTCCTTGTCATGAATCTTGTGCATAGTACTGCAGCTGTTCGCTACAGTGCCAACTTTATAAGTGTCGAACTCTTTCCACCAATAGAGTGGTGCAGTGATATCAACACTCACAAAAATCTGTCTTAAGAATTTTCTATGACTAGGACCTGCATGAACTAATCTCTTCATTAGTTCCTTATCTTTTTTTCCTAGTAAAACCAGGTCATAATCAACAAAAGTATCACTCTTATCCCAACTGTTCATAGGGTTTCGCATACCTCTAACGGCATGCTCAAATCCCCAAATATCTGCATATTTTAAAGTAATCATTTAACTTTCCCCCCTTAAATTGCTAATATCAATGCAACATAAAATGCGATAACTGCCGCAAGGATTCCGGCTGCAGCTCGGTAAATTTCTAGCTGTTCGACCTTATTGGATAACATCTCTTCTTTGCATTTGAGTTTGTATCTTAATTCATTGATTTCATCGCAATCTCTTTTACGGCGTTTATAGAAACGGCATTCCAATTCGCGGTAATCCTTCATCAAGCCTTCATAATCTTCGTAGATTGCGTTCAATTTTGTAACTTTGCTTTCGATGCTTTCAGCCTGCCTTAGAAGGTCATCTACAGGCGTTGTTATGTACGACATCAATTTCACCTCTTTCACTTAATTCTATGTATTTGTCTAAGTACCATCTGGCCTTTTTGATATCTTCTAATCCATTCTTGTTAGCGTGACGATATAGATATTTGAATGCATTGCAGATACAGAAATTTTTCACTGCTTCTACGCCCTGCGTTTCTTCCATTACTTCAATGCACTCAAACTTCCCTGTCTCATAATGAGAAGGGTGGTTCACACAATCATTCATTCGTGTCCTCCTCTAATTTATATATCTTGAATTTCTTATTTCCTTTAACTGACAATTTGGTGTAAAAATGGTGCAGAGTTATTCCAAGGTAGTGTGAACATTCTTGAGCATTACCAACGCAGACGCACATATCATCCGCATCATAAATTGCATATTGATTCTTTTTCTTTCTCAATCTCTATGACCTTTTCTATGTCTTCCAAGTTTCTTACGACATATACTCTATGTTTGATTGATTTTAGAAATTTGTGGTAATCCTCTTGAACTTTTCTTAATCTGCTACCTTTTTTATCTGTTTTCATTTCTACCCAAAACACCTCTCCATTATTCTTTAGAACTAATAGATCCGGTGTTCCTTCAATGCCTACTTTTATAGGATTTAAAGTCTTTGTATAATAAGTTCCAACAACCATTCTGTATGGTGTGAAGCCTGCTTGTGACAGTTCAACCATCACCTTATTTTGAATAATATGTTCTAGCTGCATATTCCCTTCAACCTCATTTGGATATGTACCCATGCGACAGAGTAGCCACGTTCTCTAGCGATTCTCATAAGTTCATCACGACTTCTAGCACGGCCTACTTCCATTCTCATTTCTTTTTTCTTCTTGTTTAATTCCTCGACCTCTTGCTCTTTTACCACTCTCAATTTGACATCTTCCATCTGTTTCAGTTCTCTGCCCTTGACTTCGTATTCATATCCGCAGTAAGGACACTTGTCAGCGGTCTTGAACACCTTGAAGCACTGAGGGCATGTACGGATAGAAAATGACCCATCGTCATTTATCATCTTTCTTTTCTTTGCACCATCCAAGGACCATTCTCTGTCACTTGTTGGCAGACCATGTCTCTGAAAGTTTCCTACATAATCGATGATAACTGCCTTCTTTCCTTCTTTTGGAGTGAGGCATCTCATTGACTGCTGAATGTACAGAGCAAGCGACATTGTCGGTCTGAGCAGTAAGCAGCACTCGCAGTCCGGAACTGTAATACCTTCGCTAATCAGTCCTACATTGCATAGTATTTTGAATTTGCCCTGTTTGAAATCGTTCATGACTTTTTCACGTTCACTCGATGGTGTGTGGCTGTCTAGATGGACTGCACTTACACCATTAGCAGTAAACAGGTCTCTAACCTTCTTGCTATGCTCTATAGATACGCAGTAAGCGATGGCTTGCTTGCCATCAGCAAGTTCCTTGTAATACTTGAATATATCGCCGTAGACGCAGTTTTTAGTGAATAGGTCTTGTAGTTCACTTGTACGATAATCACCTCTCACAATCACCATATCGCTTGTATCGATGCCGATATTAGGTGCATAGTAGTCATAATTGCTGATTGCTCCTTGCTTCATTAATTCATTAGCTGTTATCCCCTGTACAATGCAGTCAAACAGCGATAATCTATCACCGTTCAATCGTGTAGGGGTTGCAGTGAATCCAACCACAAGAACCTTGTAATGATCGCATACCTTTTTGTAGCTGCTCGCCTCGCTTAGATGACATTCATCAATGAAAATGACCGATGGTTTTTCACACTCGTCTAAATGATTGGCTTCTGTAAAGACACTCGCAACTCTAGCGTTTGTTATGCTTAACTCATTAAGCAATGCTTTGTGTTGCTTCATCAGTTCTTTTCTATGAACCAGTACCAAGCCATAACCTTTTAGGTTTTTTATCATCTCAGCCATAAGAAACGACTTGCCACTTCGGCAAGGCATCTGAATAAGTATTCCTCTCTTGCCTTGCCTAATGGCTTCTACCGTTTTCATGTATAGGTCTTCTTGATAATCCCTTAACATAATTCCTTAAAATTGGATATCGTCAATTGATGGTGGTGTTAATGACTTTGGCTTTGTATTGCTAGATTGTGCATCGCCAGGTTCTTGCCATGCTGGTAAGTTCATTGCCTGTTTCTTGCTTAAGAAATAGTGAACGCCTGTACGGTCGCCTCCGTACTGGTCTTTTTCTTTTCTTGTCTTTAATGCACCGACTTTACCGACCCACTGACTTGCTTCCATATTTCCTCTAGGGATATCAAAACTATCGTAAATAGACTGCAACTTCTGATTTACGATTGATGCATGAGATGCATCAAAAACAAGGTTGTAGAATAGTTTCTGATTATGACCACTGATATCAAGCATTAGACTGATCATCGGTTTCCCTGTTGATGTTGTTGTTTCTTCTGCCGTGTTGATACGACATCTGTACATACCTTGAGGCAGCTCAATAAACTCGTTTTCTACCTCTTCAAATCCCCAATTAATTGCCATTATTTATTTCCTCCTGTGCTGAATAAATCTTCCTGTCTGCACGCTTTTCTATCGTCGTGCTGATTTTTTGCATAAACATTCTTTGTTGAAAGAAGTCTGATTACTCTTTCACCTGTTGATGTGATTTCTAAATGACCAACCACATCGCATAAACCACATACGTTATCCCTGGCACTCTTCTGAATTCTAGGCATGAATGATGTATACTGTTCTCCTGTCGGTGAAGTGACATCCACTAATTCCTGCCATGCAGTTAATAGAATTCTCTTCTGTAATGTTTTTAGGTTTCTGATGATTCTTGCTAAACCGAACTGAAATTTCTGATAGTCTCCCTGTGAAGGAACTCCGTCATTTCTTCCAAGCTGGCCATAATAAGATAGGATGCAGCTCTGTAATTCGCTCACGTTATCGATTGCGATATTGTCATATTTATCCGTATTGCTTGCTAACCACGCAAGTGCTTCGTTCATGCTGTTTACAATATCGTCTACATCGATATCAATAATTAGAATCCCTTTAGCATTTGGACTGTTCTTTAAGACACCGCTTGTCTTATCGATGTCTAAGACAACTGTCTTGCCTGGTAGTTTACCGATTGTTGTTGTTTTCCCATCGCCAGGTTTTGCATAAAGCAGACAGGTGAACGCTTCTTTTTCGATGTTATCTGCTGTGTACGTTTTTAAAGCCATTTCTTTTTACCTCCGTTTTCGTTTAATTCTTCATTTGTTGATGACTTCCTTTCGAAGTCAACTAACGTTTCAGCATCTCCGTTATAGTTGCTGCAGATGCCCGAGAAAGGACAACCAAGAATAGAACATGCTCTATCATTTCTGTAGAAGAACTTCTCTCTGTCACATCTTCTGATTTCTTTAGCCATGGCAACTAGATTTTTTCTCTGTTCTTCTAGTTCTTCCTTTGTACGACTTACAGTGAATACTCTGATCTTTCTTTCTGTATCTTCGTCATACCATGCTTCACAACGTTCAATGTATTCATCTAATGTTTCTGTCTTCTTTAGACGAATTGTTGGCTTAGTGATTACTGTGTAAGTGACTGGTCTGGTTTCTTCCTTAGCAATCAGATAATTACTTACCTGGTCGTTCATAAAATCAACCTTGTACATATACTCGTCGGTGATGTAATTACCAGTTGTTTTATGCTCGATAAGTCCATCGACAGACACTGCGTCAATCTTTCCTTTTAGATAGATTCCTCTCGCTAGTCGATATCTGAATTCCTGTTCAACATCGACAATCTCCGGCAACTGAGGGAGAATATACTTGATGAATGCTCTTGCCATCGCATCTGTATAATCATGACTTTCAGTGAATGAACCTGTAGTAAGGATTTCTTCTACCTTTGCGTGATAGCTGCTGCCTATCACTAATGCCTCGTTCTCTTTCTTAGGCTTAAGTAATTCTCTGTATTCAAACCAATATCTTTTTCTACAGTCCTTGAAATTATTGATTTGACTTGTTGTGACTTCGTAAATCATTTTGTCTACCCCTTTCTTCTCGCTTACTCGTAAGCACCTAGAGCCGTGGGATGGATTTTGGAAAATGATAGGAGAAATGATAAATGAGAAAATGTCTTACAACAGTCTTGCTCCCACGGCCGTAGATGCTTACGAATCTACTTTTTTATTTATTTGTGTATTTCTTAAACAATGCTTCTATGACCTCATCAGTTGGGCTCATATTCCATTCGGTCATATAAGATATAAATGCCTTCCTAGGTATGTGGACCGTTCTTCGTCCGTTTTCTCCTTCTACAACAGAGCCAGGCATTACACCCTGCTGTATCGCATTGATGATGAACTCTCTGCTCTTGTGAGTGAGTTCCATCGCTTCGCTGACACTCATGTTCCATTCATCCATTGAGGTCTCCTTTCTTTGCGTTCGGTTATGCCGTACGCTAGGGTAAAAAAATTAAAATTCTACATCTGTATAAAGGATTTGACGAGTTGGATTCTTTTCGTTGTAGTAATCCACCAAGTTGCTGAATGCTCCTAATTCCATTTTTCGTGGTTCTTCTTCCCATTTTTGGAAAGTAGGAATAGAGCACCCACATAATTCACTGGCACTTTTTAAAGTTAAGTCAGCGCCAACTCTAATTTGTTTGATTGTTAACATCTACTCACCTCTTTCTTTTTTTGGAGTCCGGTACTACCGAACTCATGTCTATACTATACCCTCACTTTCGTTCGGTGTCAACATAATCTTTAGTATTTTTTAACTTTTTTTAGCAATTATAAAATTATTTTATTTTTACTAAACGGTTGTCTACACCGGAAACCAATGTTAAAATGATGGTGAAGAAAGGAGAGAAAGAAAATGAAAGATGAATACTATAAGGTAGTCGGCGCATTCTTCAAGGAGAAGCGAGCTGCAAAAGGAGCATCTGTCAACGATTCTGCGATTGCAGTGGATCATGCAAAAACATGGTACTACGATGTTGAGACAGGCAAATGTCGAATATTTTTAAAAGACACTATAGCGTTATGCAAATATTTCAATACGGATTTGAATGAATTACAAGAATACTTAAATAATCACTACTACAATAAAAAATAAGAAAAGAACTAAATATTTTAAATAAAAAAAGCACCCTAGCGCCAACTAGGATGCAACGTTTGTAAAAGAAACCGATTGTCAAAGTCCTTCTACGTGTTTAATTATATCATGATTGGCACGTACAAGGCAAAAGTAAATAGAAAGGACGTGCCACATTATGGCTAGAAAGACTAGATTTGGGCGCAGACCCAATAATACTGGAACCGTAGTTAAACTATCGGGCAAACGAAGAACTCCCTTCTGCGCTCGTGTAATGAGCGATGAAAGAGATATCATAACAGGAAAGAAGAAGCAGATATGTATAGGCACTTTCGCAACTCGTGAGGAGGCACTGAATGCGTTGTCTCTTTATTCTCTAAAGAAATCTAATAGTATCTCAAACGAAGAGGCTAGAAATATTGCTCCTAATTTATTCGATAGAATTCAAGAGAAAACTAAAAAACATGTTCCGACATTCAAGGATATTTATCACATCCTAGACGAAGAAGAATTCAGTAAACTATCGAAATCGGCAAGAAATGGATATGGCTCATGGATTAAGCATTTTGAAACCATATATAATAGACCGATAGATAATATAACTCTCGCTGACCTACAATATGTATTCGATAATGACAAGTCAAAGAATGGAACTCAAATGCACATGAAAGTTCTATGTTCCAAGATTTTTGAATACGCAGTGATTCATCAGTATATTTCGAGAGACTTCGATTATACATCTTATATTAGAACTGCTGAATTCAAGCAGTCAGCAAAGCACTATCCGTTCACCATGGATGAAATCAAGAAATTAAAAACAATAAACACTTCAGAAGCACATTTGATACTTATATATATTTACACTGGTCTTCGAGCAGGTGAATTATTAAACATTAGCAGAAGCAACATTCATATCAATGAGCCTTGTAGTGATGATGGCTCGAATAAACTGATAAGTTACATTGTGACAGGTTCCAAAACGAATGCGGGTAAAAACAGGGTTGTACCGATTCATAACGATATTAAGCAGCTAGTTATTGATGAACTGCTCAAATCAGACAAACGATTAATAGACTGTTCATACGCATCATTGAATAATACCGTGTTATCAACTGTAAATGGATATTTGAAAGCGTCACACACAATGCACGATACTCGTCAGACATTTGCGTCATTATGCCAATTGTCTAACGTTGATATCTACGTTAGGAAAAAGGTGCTGGGCCACAAACTAAATGATATCACCTTTGATATATATACAAATGCATCAAAAAATAAGTTATGGACAGAGATCAATAAGATAAAATTCTAGCGTTCCAAAAGCGTTCCAAAAGCGTTCCACTATGATATACTTATTGTGTTAGCGATAGAAGTACTCTAAGTGAGCCTATCTGCGAAAGGTGCCTCAAGGGGTGCCTTTTTTTTGTTACTGATTTGTTACTAATTGCCTCATAACAAGTGCTTATGACAGGCAAAAAGTCCTTTAATTAAGCCATTTTCTAATAGATAAATTTTTAAAACAAGAAAGACTATATGATCCAAGAATAAATAATATAACACTAGCAGCACGATCTTCATTTGAAGCTGGATGACTCTCAGAGTGAGGTGTATGACCACTTGAGGAACTGCCGCCGCCTCCACCGCCTCCTGATCCTCCTCCCCCGCCGCCAGCTCTAGCATAGACAGGAGAAACAGAAAAACATAATATACATACAATAAATAAACATCTTATTAATCTCTTCAT